CGACCATAACGTCCTCGACCAGGTGGTCGCAGGAGGTGCATTGGTAGTCGTGGAAGACGGGCATTTATTCTTGCTCCAGTTGCTCGAGTTGGGCGGCGCCAAAAAATAGAGGTGCGAGGACCATCGCTGCGCCGCCTTTTTTTGCTTCGCTGCTCTGTAACCACTCCGACACCTTGTCCACCCACTCCTGGTCAAAGACCTCCCAATGTTGGGACATACCGAGCCAGCCTATCTTGTCGCTCTCCGATAACGGCTTGCCCGTCTTGGTCTTCATCCCGGCCATCTGTTCGTATCCCTTTGGATACATGACCTGTGCCGGAACGGCTTCTTCTAAGCCACCCAGATAGCCGCCAGGGATAGCCGTAGTGTAGGTGCGATGCCGCGACTCTGGACTTAAAGGAGCTTCCGGGTCCAATCTGAGCATCGTTGTGCCAGCATCACCTCGTTGTAGAGGCATCAACTCAGGCTTTGTCACGGCCCGCATCACATCGTGGTACACCGGGAAACCTATATCGCGGAATTCGGTCATGCCCATTTCTTGCACCAACAGCTTCCGCAACTCGCCAGCGCCTACAGACGGGTAATCACCCACGCCCAGGATCTGGTCCATAGCGTCCGGGTGGTTCAAACCCACAAAATTCTGCATGGGCCGTTCATTGAACTCGTTTATCGTTTTTATCTTGTCGTTTATACGACGGTCAAACTTTGCGATGGCTTTCTTAGGTACTCGTATCGATTCCAATTGACCCATCATTGACTCGATGACCGGCGTCGAAAAATCAATACCGCGCTCGCCCATAACAGTGAAAACGCCCACCGGCGCCTGGCCTGTTTCTTCTGCCGCCCTTTCGGCTACATTCTGCCTACTACGTGCTGCGCCGAGGTTCGACGCCCATGCCGCATCTGGATTAGTGACCAGCGGGTAGTCCTCGCCGCCCTGCAAGGCTACCGGGCGACTCAACGGCACCCCTTCGACTTGCGTCAACTGGCCACCGGCTCGAGACCTATCACCCATAAATGGAATGCCTACCTTGCCCTGGAGGTCTTCGGGTTGCATCACGTTGCGCTCTATGGGCAATTGATCCTCTACCGTTGTTGCACCTTCCTCACGCAGCCCTTCTCGGCGCCATACTGCCGGGTTTTCCAACGATTCCTTTGTCACTCGCGGCTTGACATCAAACAGCGACTTTTTAGCCACCGGAGCCGCCATGCCCAGCGCTGCCAACAACTTGCTGCCCGGTATTACATCCTCCGGGCCGGCCAACGCCGCAAAACCGCGCTCATCGAGCGCTTCTCCCACGCCCTCCCCCATTGCCTCCAGCCCGCGTCTGGTTACGCCCATAGCGCCCTCTTGGGCTATAAGGTCTGCCAAGGCGCTTAAGCCCTGCCGCGCCGCCGCGCCGGCCTCGCGCCCGCTCTGGAGGCGTTGCGTCGAGGGCTGCGCGATGGCGCCAGCCAGGTCGCCGCCCAGCTCTGCCATTGCTGGGATGTCTTCAGTGAACCACTGCGCGACACCGCCCGGCGTAGCCGCCGCCAACTGCCCCGCTTGCGTTACCGCCTCTTCGCCAAAGGCCAGGTCTAAGGGCTTCCGGGCGCCGCCAGCTACCGCGTCCGCCAGTAGCGACAAAGGCACCGCCTGGTCCTCCTCCTCCTGCGTGAGGTAATCGACCAGGTTGGCCAGCGACATCTGTAGAGCGCCTCGAGCCATCAACTCCCTCTCACCATCTCATCTGATTGCGCCTGGGCCGCCTGGCTCGTCTTCTGGGCGTTCGACTGCACCTGGCCCATCAAGTCCTCGGCCCCAGCGGTCCCGGTAGATCCACCGCCCCCAGGACGCCCTGCGGCGGTCTGCTGCTCATTCTCGAGCGCCGCCTGGTGGGCTTGCACGTGCGCTATGACCATCTGGTCTATCTGCTGTATCTGCTGCGCCGCCTGGACGTTCAGCGGCTGGCCCATCTGATTGCTCATCTGCGCCGCTTGCATCAGCTCCTGGTAGCGCGGATGCTCCCGGTAGGTCGCGTGGGTCTCGGCGTGGGTCATGTGGTCCTGCTCGGCCAGGACATCCGTATCGACGCCCATCATGAACCGGTCATTCTCCAACTGCGCCGCCCGCTGCGCCTCGACGTTAGCATCGGAGACCATGAGCTTCTCGACATCGACAATGTCGAAGGCTTGAGCCATCGCCTTGTCCAACTCCATCTGGTCGAAGTTGGGACGGCCCGCGGCACGGTCCCAGAAGGCCAGGAAGCGGTCCTGCTCGAGCTGCTCGTAGAGCGGCTGCGTAGACCCCACCCTGGTGTAGATGCGGAAATTCCAGAGGAAGTCCGAATTCCGTAGCGCCCTCACCAGCATCCCCTCGCCCTCGGGTGCTACGTTGAGCGCGAAATTCTCGGGCGTATACCGCGGATCGCCCATGATCTGGAAGGCGTTGCGGACCACCAGCTCGTAAGCCTCGGCCACCTTCGCCTCCATCCAATTACCATTCAACTGCGCCGAGGCCGCTACCACCGCCGCCTCTGTCGCCGTATCGCTCTCGCCCGCCGTAGGTGGCTGCACCGCCGCGATCTGGTCCTCGTAGGCCAGGAGGCTCTGCTCATGGCGGTATAGGTCCGCAGGGACGCTGGCGAAGTTAAACTCCTTGATGTTGTTGATGTCCTGCATGATCTGGAATTCACCATCACGCCCGCGCCGCAACCGCTCCAATAGGTCCGGGTTGGCCAGCACCTCGGCCTCGCTGACTACGCCCTGCCGGGCCGTCCGCTTGAGCAGATCGCTGCGCCGGCTGACCTGTTCGATGATCCCATTTTGGATGTCTTCGAGGTAGGCCATCTGCGGCTGCGGGTAGTAGCTGCTCGCGTTCATATCGAACTTGATCGGCACAAACGGGAAGCCATTCTCGGTCAGAAACCCCTGCGCCGGCATACCCGCGTCGATGTCGAGAACCGGCTCGGTGAGCTGGCCGGTCTCGTCCTCCTCGAAGATCAACTGGCCAATCGAGTTGACCATCTGCGGGAAGCTCATCTTGATGAACGGGTGGTCGCGCTCGAGGATCGGCTCCTCGACGTTGTCCGCAAACATGATCAGCTTGCGGTTGATCCTATCGTGGATGCGATCCACCAGGACAAACTCGCCGTTGTCTACCGACTCCTTGAGTGCCTGTAGCTCTTCCGAGTCGCCGCCCTGGCTGCCCATGACCTCGCCGAAGGCCAGCTCGTCCTCGTCGCCTACGGAGGAGCGCTTGAGCTGGCGCTTGTGCTGGATCTCAGGATCGTCCTTGAGAAACTTCAGCGGCACCCACATACGCTCCCGGATATACCGGGCCGTGCCGAGGCGGTGCGGCGCTGCGGTAGGATCGACGTGGACGAAGCCCGGCGGCACCCGGCTGACGCTGACCATATCGTCCGCCATATCGTCGTTAGTCACATACGGCGCGATCATATCGTCGCCGGGCGGGTTGTAGTCGAGCCGCAGCCAGCCTACGCCGCAGAAGAGCGCGTCGAAGATCGCCTGGTGAACGTGGTCTTTGACGTTGGTCAGGCTCATAAAGGCCGAGCTGGCTCGCTCGAGGATCTGGGCGACCTCTTCGCCGCCCTCGTCCTCGATGATGAAGAACTGTTTAGGATAGCGGAAGGCGATGGTGCTGATGATCTGGCGCACCACCGGGTAGAAGCGCGAGATCCGCACGATGTCCTGGGGCTCGAGGTCGCGGATGCGGTCATCGAATTTGAGGTCGTAGAGATCGGTCAGCCGCTGCCACTCGCGCATCCTATCGCGGTAGAGGCGGTCCAGCATCTCGCGCTCGCTCTTCCAGTATATAAGCTGCTGCTTATTCATATTTACCCGGCATACCGTCGATAAGTTGCTGCTTATTCATCCAGCGTACCTATACTTGGGTTCGTCGTTCCCTAACAGGTCCAGAAGTCGCTGTCCGTCTCCCTGCGGGCCGTCCTGCTTCTTCCGCGGACGATACACGTGATTGATGCCATAGCGCAGCCCATCAGCAGGGTGGTCATTGCCGCCCTTGAGAACGTCCTCGGGGTTATTCGGGTCGCGCTGCACCGTCGAGAGGCTCGAGACCACCTGGTCCGTCCGCCCCCGAAAAAACTTGAGCCGCCCAGCGTAGAGCAGATCCTTGATATTGCGCCAACCATTGACCCTATCCGTATTCGCTCGCTTCAGGTAGACGCCCTCGGCCTCGAAGCTGTCCTTCGGCGCCAGCGCCTGGGACGCCTCGCCCGGCGCCCGCTTAGTCCACATATCCGGTGGCGCCAGGTTCAGCCGCGGCCTCTCGGTCACGTAAGGGCAGTTGTCGAGCATCGCCTTGATGCCTCGCGCATGGTCCGCACCGCCGGCGCCCTCCCGGTAGTATTCGTCCACCACCCATACATCGTCGTTGTAGTCCACCGCCAGCAGCATCGCCGCGGTGGCGTTATGTTCGCCGTAGTCCATGCAAAGGAACGTGGACCAATTCGGCGGTATGAGGAACGGCTCGATGTAACACTCCGCC